CCAGGCTCCTGGTAGTTGCGGGTGCCGACGGCTGGATCCCGCAGGGCAGGGTCTTCGAGTTCGGTGATCTCGGCGGTGGTGATGCGGATGCCGATCTGCAGCTCACCGATGACCGGGATGGTGAAGGTGGCGGCGGCCACCTCGCGGACAGCACCGACCACGTAGATGGCGCCGGCCTCCATCTGGGTAACGCCGGAGACGGGATCGATGATCGCCTGACCGTTGCGGACGACGGCGCCGTCCTTGAACAGGACGTCGGCGATGCGCTTGAGCCGGTCGAACTGGGTCGATTGGATCTCGTTCAGCTCGGCGGACTGGAGGCCCTTGGCAGCGCGGAACAGGAGCTCGTCGTAGCCCTGGGCTGCGTTGAACCGGTTGTAGTACTGGGTCAGGGTCACGGTTCAGGCCTCAGAAGGTGACGACGAACTCGAAGGTCTCGCGCGTTGCGGCGGTGCGGTTGATGCGCGGGACGTTCTCGGCAACCAGCATGGTGCCAGGGTTGGTGACCTGCGCTGGGGAGAAGTACATCTGGCCCAGCGGGAGGGCGGGGTCGGTGACGGTGCCAAGGAAGACGGCGGTCTCGCGGATCTGAGCGGTCGGCGCGTCGTCGAAGTCGAAGGTGAAGCGGAGGTAGAGGTGATTGGTGGGGGTCTGGGAGACGTTGAAGTTGCCGGTGGGGACGACGATGGTGCCGTTTGCGTTGGGGGTGCAGAAGGCAGATTCGGTGAGCTTGCGGTAGCCGACGGGCGTGACGAGCTGAGTTTTGGAGGTGTCTTCGGTGACGAAGGCAGTGTCCCATGCGACGAGGCCTGCCCCCCAGCCCATGAAGAGGGTGCCGTCGCGGATGGAATCAGCGATGGCGGTGCGGCCTGAGGTTACGAGAGTCGCCATCCTGGGAAGTCCATCGGTGAGAGTTTAAGTGCGAACGCGGAGCTTGGGGAATGCCCGGATCGGAGAGGCGGGTGCTGGCTCCCCTGCTCCCAGAAACGGAATCGCCACACTGGGGCCACCATCCTGCACGCGCACGGCAGGCTCGCGGAATGGATCGCCGCTGCCGACCACCAGGCCGGTGAAGCTGATGCCCGAGATGGCGATGCTGGTTTGCCCTGAGGGGCTCTGATTGATGACAGCCATCAGACCATGCGGGCGAGGAAGAGGGGGGTGGCAATAGTCCCTGCAGTGCCTGCGGTTTCAGCCAGCACTTCCCACTCCTCGGTGCCTGCAGTGACAACCAGCGTGTCGCCAGAGTCGAAGGCATTGCTGGCGAAATGAAAGCTCAGGCCGAAATCGGACGGCAGCGATTCGGCAACGTAAGGGTGGAATGGCAGGCTGTGGAATACGGGGCTGCTGTCGGCGGTGTAGGCGGGGTTGGCCGTAGCAGAGGCCGTAGGGAGGGGAATGAACCCTGAGGTGCCGTAATTGTTGACGCCACCCGCAGCGCCTCTTCCGGTCGCTCCATACGCAAGAAGATTTCTGGTAATAACACTAGCTCCATAACTTCCTGTGTCCGTAGTACCAATTAGATAGGTTCCCACTGCAATTTCCCGCCTAAGCGAAGGCCCGCGATCAAACTGAATAACTCCAGAATTGCTGTCAATTGACGGCGCAACATGCATAAACCCATTGAAAAACCCCTTGCTCAAATCCAGCCACGACTGCACCGTAAGCGCATCGTTGACAATCGTAAACGTCCGATTAACGTCCCCGCTGCGCTTGATCGTGAACCAGCTCTGATCTGCATCCACGCCTGAGGTGTAACGCACCAGCTCCACGGTGTTCGACGTGGCAGCAGCGAACATCTGCCAGTGGTTGGTTGTTGCGTTTGTCGTGGTGGAGAGGAAATCCAGATACTGCGTGCCAGTTGGCTGATCCGTCGCAGCATTCCACCCTGTCGCCACATGCAACCACACGCCAGTGGTGGCAAACATAAACCAGTAGTAAGTTTTGCCGTATGCCTTGGTCCCGTCGTAGGTGACTTCCAGAATCCGATTCTCGATGCTGCCATTGGCAAACGAATCGAACCAATCCGTCATCAACCCAGCGTCAATGAAGGCATCGCGGAACAGCGTGGCTAACTGCGATGCAGTCCACGTTGCAGTGGCGGTGTAGGTTTCCCTGGTGCAGGCCATCGCTTGCACCGTCACCGTCTTCGCCATGTAGGTGTCCACACCAGCACGGCGGAACGACACATCCACCTCGAACCCTGCCGCGCCATCCACGTTTGATGCCGTGATGGCACTCACCCGCAGCACCTTGTTGCTGCCCGCACCGTTGCTCAGCGCGCTCGAATGAGACGTGGTGCAGCTATACGGCTGGGTCTTCCCGATGATCGACGTGATCGTGTCGGGGCTCCTCAGGTTCGGGGCCGCCATCAATCAGTCTCCAACCCAGTCCGCATACATCCTATCCTCCCACCACCAGCCCTGCACCCAGGGGCCCCACCATTCCTCGCCGTCCCACTGCACGGTCCTGCTGATCCTCAGCCCTGCCTGCGCACTATCGGGCACAGTCCACACCTCAGCCTCGGCCCACGTCCGCTGGTCCCAGTAGCTGACCTGATCTGTCGATGCGCTCGAACCCCACCGCCGCGCACCTTCGCTCGATGAGTTGTGCACCACTGGGTGGTTGAGCACATGCCACCCGTCGTCCAGCAGGTCGCGGTCCAGCAGCCACCGGTCGGGATACTCCACCCGCGCGCCATGCGACCGCGCGCGCGCATTGCTCACCGACACACCAGCAACCACCCATGCGCCGAACCGCTGCCCGAAACTCAGCTGCGGCCATCCGGGCTCCAGGTCGTACACCCCGCTGTGATCACACAGCAGGCCCTCGCCCAGCAGGTGATAGTCCAGCAGGAACCGCCGCTCGTCATAGCCCCCATACACCCGGAACAGCCGGCTGCGGATTGGCTGGCTGATCCGCGCAATCCCCACCAGCCGGCCGATCTGCTCCAGCCCGTTGGGTGCAGCCTCCAGCCCCAGCTGATACTCGGCCCATCGCAGCGTCCCTGCCTCGGACTCCTCCAGCTCCGCGATCAGGCCGATCCAGCTCAGGCCGATCTTCAGCGCTGCTGGCGTCCCTCGCACCCGCTGCCACAGCACACCCTCGGCGATCGCCCGCCGCTGGTCCGACAGGTACGGCAGCAGCTCCCCCAGGCCATACTCATAGACCAGCCACGGCACCACGCCGTCGGGGATGTTGATGCGCTTGGCGGTGCGGATCGTTGGCACCGGCCGCCCGATGCGCTCCAGGAAACTGCTTGCTCGCGACAGGTCGCGCTCAAGCTGCGTCGCGTTTGGCGGCAGCAGGTCGTATCGACTCATCGATCACGACCCGCCAGGGTCAGGGTGATGCTGCCCAGTGCCGGCGCATCACTCGCCGAACACACTACGTTTGCCGCTGGCGCTGTCAAGATCACGCGCTGTACTCCGGCAGGATGCAGCTGCGTGATCAGCCAGCTGGTCGTCACGTCCCACCCCAGGCCAGACTGCGCCGCGAACGCATCCTTCAGCCGCTGCTCCAGCCCCTCGAACACCGCCTCATGGGTCTCCGGGTAAAGCCACACCTGGGCGGTCACATCCACCGGGATAATCGTGGCGCCTTCCACCGTCACGGTGTCGGTGAGCACGCGGACGTCATCAGCCTGGAGGCGATCGTCGACGGCATCGAGCAGGTCCTGGCTGGCCAGCCCTGCACCGCCAGCTTCATCGACCGCTGCCAGGATCCGCGCGCGGTAGGCCGCATCCGTCTCGCCGGTCGTTCGCGTCACCCCGAAGTTCTCGCCGAGCACATCCAGCGCCTCGCCGGCGGCCGTCGCCACCTCGTAGGCCTCGTCGCTCAGGATCGACACCAGCACCTCGCCGGGCTCCGGGCTGCTCACCGCTGCGTCCTTCACCCGATCGTCAGCCGTCAGCGCCTGGTAGCGGTACCAGGCCGCGCCGCCGGCCGTGCTGCTGCCCATGATCCGCTCGATGGTGCGCAGCCGCAGCGCTTCGTCGTCTTCATCCAGCAGCCTGGTGACGCCATAGAACGCTGCCAGGTTGTCCATGTCCGCGCCGATGGCGAAGCGCAGCAGGGTGGCCCGCAGCGCATCGTTCACACGCTGCCTGAGCGTCAGCTCACGCGCGGCTGCCACCTCGAGGATCTTCACGCCCGGGTCCGACTCCAGGATCTCGGTGTAGGACGGGTCGCGGGCCTGCAGATCAGCGATCATCTCCTCGAGGATCGCCTCGTAGTCCAGCTCCTCGATGATGATCGGCGCCGGGATGGAGCTGAAGTCGATCGTCGTCATCAGACCACCAGCCCCTCAAGCGTGATGCGCTGACCGTTGACCAGATAGTAGCCAACAAGGCTCAGCTCGATCTGCCCATTCTCGCTCACCGAATCGATCTGCACTTCGTCCAGCTTCAGCCGCGGTTCCCATCGGTCCAGCGCTTCGGCGGTGGCCGCCACCAGCTCCGACACCAGGGACTGGTTGACGGGCCGATCGACCAGCTGCGTCAGCCGGCTGCCATAGTCTCGCCGATGCACGCGGCTCCCCACTGGTGTGGTGAGAATGTCCTGGATGGACTGGCGCAGGTGGTCGAACCCGCCCAGGGCCTCGCCCGTTGTCCGGCTCATCCCAGCCATGGTGCCTCCTCAGTTGGCGAGCGTGTCGGGGCTGCCTTCGGTGATGGTGGCCCCGCATGCAGTCTGATCCCCCACGCGCGCCACGGGCATGCTGTTGGCGGTGATGTCCGGGCTGCCGGTCACGATCGGGTTGGGCCCGTGGATGGGGCAGTTGTACGTGTCGCCCACCCTGGCGGTGCCGATACCGTTGGTCAGCACGTCCTCGCTGCCGGTGATGATCGTGCCGCCGTGGCTGCCGGCATCTCCCACGCGCGCGACCTCTGGCATCAGCTGGTCGGGTTGAGGTGGATGATGCCAGCCTTCACGATCACCTCGCTGTCGCTGGCCGTGGCGTCGATGGTGTAGCGGTGCGCGGCCCGGTCGTACTCGATCACCGTGCCATCCTCGAAGGTCTGCCGCTGAACAGTGGGCTCGGTGGCGTTCTGGTTCTGGTTGCTGAATGCAGCGGGCAGGGCGACGGCATTGGCCAGCTCACCCGACGGGGCCAGCAGCAGCATCACCTCGCCTTCCTCCGGCGCCCACCAGAACTTGTCGTTGCCGGCCCGGAGAGTGACCCATGGGATCCAGTCGGTGAGCAGCTCGCCGTCCTGGAGCTCCACCCGGATCAGCGCCTTCTCGTAGTCGGTCTCCTTGACGACGCCGTAGCGGATGACGTTGGCAATGCGGCGGCTGGCCTCGGTGTGCTCCATCGCACCGACGCCAGATGTGATCTGGGTGTCGCGATTAACCCTGAGCACTGGCGTAGACCTTGAGGTAGTAACGCACCACCAGGGGGAGGTCAGCTGCAGCCGGTGGATGCTCCAGCTGGTCGGTGATCAGCAGCTTGGATGCCAGCAGCTTGACGGCCTGGGCCAGGGGGTGGGAGAGCTCGGCGGGCAGGGCGGGGACTTCCAGCTCAGCAGCGGCTGCAGCACTGGCGAGGGCGATGGCCTGCTCCAGCCGGTGAGGGTCGCCGTCGATGCCGATGAACTCCGCCAGGCTGGCGGCGCTGACGGCAGGCGGTTCTGCAGCAGGGGCAGGGGCAGGGGCAGGGGCAGGGGCCTTCTTGCGACGGGTGGTCATCAGTTGATCGGCTCCTCTTGAGAGAACAGCTCAGCCTCACCGATGGGGCAGGCGTCGCCGGTGTTGGTAGCCGGGCAGCCCGGCATGACTTGACCCCCAGGGTAGGCCCCGCTGCGCTCCAGGGGGCCGTCACCAGCCGCGGCGTCAGCATCCACATAGGGGTCGCTGCAGGAGCGGTAGGGGGTCATGTAGTCCACGCTGTAGCGCAGCGTGAGGGCAGAGGTGGCCAGGCTGCCCTCGAACTCAGGGTCGGCCATGTCCGAGTCGACGAGGAACGGATCGGAGGACTCGAAGCCGGGGATGGTCCAGGCCTGGAGGGCAGCCTCAACCTGGGCAGCGATCACGTCGAGGTCGGCGTCGATGTCATCGAAGCTCTGGGCGACGACAACGATCGAGACGATGCAGCGGCGCTCCTCAAATCCATTCCAGCCGGAGGAACTGCGGCGGAGGATCTTCTCCGCTTCGCGGGTGTGGACGATGATGGCCGGCAGCTCGGGTTCCTCGACCGGCATCAGGCGGCCGGTGTGCACTCGGTCTTCGGCCGCCGTGCGGTAGGTGGGCGGGCCAGGCTGCTGGCCTTGCGCGGGCGGTGGGGTGATGTTCTGCCCCAGGCGGGCGACGAAGGCAGCGCGAAGCTCGGGGCGGCGGGATGTCACGGCTGGATCAGCTCGAACAGCACGGCGTAGACCGGCAGCAGCAACACGGCAGTGAGCCAGATCGTGGACTGTAGAACCGCAGCCACGGCTGATACGACCGCCGGGGCGGTGACGATCAGCAGCAGGGTCAGCAAGGCGCGCTTCATGGCGCGACCACGGCGTTAGAGCGATGCAGCATCAGCAGCCAGCCGCCGTGGCCGTCAGGCTGTGAATCTCTCACCCGGTAGGTGATGCTGCGCGCCACCACGGTGTCGCCCTGCTTCGGCTCCAGGGGGAGGTCTGCGCCGTTGATCAGGAGCACAGGTTGCGTTGACCGCACCTGCACTCCTGTCTCTGGATCGAGCGCAACGTGCGACGCCTGGAAGACGCCGCGCAGCTCATGCACGACCTGGCCGCGGCGATACTCCATGGGCTCACGATCGCCCATGGTCTGCACCACCGCGCGCAGAGCAATGCTCGCCAGGTCGGTTCTCATCAGCCGATCTTCACGTGAGCGAAGGCCTGGCTGGTGGTTTTGGCGGCAATGAACTTGCCCACTGGGTTGTGAGTCGATTGCTGCGGGGTGATGCGCTTGTTGGTGTCGTCCCAATACGCCACAGCACCCTGAACCGCATCAGTGCTGCTGCCAGTCGCAGCCACCAGCCCATAGACGCCCTCGGTGTCGATGTTGATCACATCGCCCTGCGCACCGTCCACGGTGCAGACGCCAAACAGCGTGCCCACCAGCACACCCTGCCCGCCGCTGCGGGCATAGGGCAGCGTGACTTCGAGATAGCGGCCGATCTGGATGTAACCCAGACCGGTGCTCGGATCGTAACCCTTCATGATTCAGTCCTCAGACAGTGGTTGATTGGATCGGCTCAGATCAAGCGTTCACACCGCTGGAGCGGTAGAAGGCCTGGTGCTGCGGCACATGAGCGCCGAAGCTGTGACGCAGGTAGGTGGTCACACCGTCAGGATCACGCCCCGACACGGACTCGATGCTGGGTCCGCCTTCGCCCTCCAGGTAGCCGTAGACCAGCTTGTCCACGCCGGGGTAGTCGCCCACGATGTAGAACTGCTGCAGGCTGCTCGCATCCAGGCGAGGCTCGACGATCTTCTCCAGGTAGCCCGAGAAGATGTTCACGTTGCTGGTCTGGTTCGGGATGATCGTGGTGTTGAACTTGTCGAACGCAGTCTCCAGCACCGTCGGCAGCAGGATGTAACGCGGGGTCACATACAGCGGGTTCTTGCCGGTGAAGTCTCTCTGGTTGCGCATCTTCTGACGCGCCTCCGAGATCGCCGCCTCACCGATCACGCCGGTGCCGGTGTTGTTGTGGTTGGCGTGGAACAGGGCCAGGTTGTCGCTGG